CGTGGCCAGCGCCAGCCCGATCGCGTTGCGCGCAAGCTGCACCGCCGACTGCCCAACCCGACCGTCAATCGCGAGCCCGGGCACGTGCAGCATATCTTCCTTGGCAATTACCCGCTCCGGTTCTTCATTGGGCTGGTGGAAGTTGGGATCCAGATTGACTTCGTGAATGCCTTCCGTCGTGCGATAGACCATGGCGCCGGCCGGCAGCGTCTCGCCGTTTGCGGCGAGATGGGGCCGAGTCAGACGCGCCGGCCGGCAGCGTGCCGGATTCCGCGGCCAGAGCGCTACCGCCTGATTGCCTTCGTTGCGCTGGATCTCGGCGTACATGTTGCCCCAGAGCAGCGCATGCGCCTGCAGCGTCTTGCGGAAGGTAAATGACGACATTTCATCATTCGGGGCCGTCGCCAGCAGATCAAAGAGTTCATGTTCATGCGCCAGGCGCTTGCCGACGCGGCCGCCTTTCTTGGGATCGCCGAAGACCAGGCGCTCGTAGACGCCGAGCTCCAGGGCTCCGATGGCGCCGCCGATCAGCCAGACGCAGGCAAAGATCGTCGAGGCCTGCAGCGCCGTCATTTCCGAGACGCGGATCCCGGAGTCGGTGCGTCCGCCGTTGAAAATATCGAGCAGCCACTCGGCGGGGTAGGAGAGGGGCGTCGAGGGATTTTCGAGCGACGTTCGAAGCTCTTGCATGAGGCCCATTACGTTTTGAGACCCTTGATGAAAGCAGCGAGCTGCAGCGTGATCACCGGGAAAAGACAGAAGCTGCCGGCTGCGACGAGCCCCTTCGTGAATCCCCCTGGGCCGTCGAAAAGCAGGCCGATGGAGACCAGGGACGCGCCAGCGACATAGAGCGCGTCCCACTTGTCGATCCGCCCCTCTTCGGATTTCTTAGGCTCCGGCATTGACCTTTCCTGCGGACTGCAAGGCGGCGGCATCGGCCGCAAGCTTTTTGGCGTCGTCGATCAGATCCCGGGCTTTTGCCGGATCCGGTAGTTCGGCATCGATCGCCTGTGCCCACTCCCGCTTCAGATTCTCGACGACTTCCTCTTTGGCGCCACCGAGCAGGGAAGCGGTGACTGGCGAGCTCGCGAGCACTGCGGCGAGTTTTTGGCCGGCTGTCTCCATATCTCACGCCCTCCATACGGCCGGCGGTCCATCCTCCGGCACTTCCGGTTGCGCCATGGCGCGATTGATGGCGTTGATGAAAGCTACAATGGGGTCGATCTTCTCGCGCGCCTTGCTCTTGTCCGGCTTTTCGTTGCCGGCGGGATCCTTGGCGATGACCAGGTTGTCCGCGGCCCAGGTCAGCACGGGATTGTTGCCATGCGCAAACTGTGCGCCGGTCACCATCTTCTGGAACTCTTTGGTCGCGGCGGACATCCCGAGGAAGCCCTGGCCGATCTGCACCATGGGGATCCCATCCTGCTCCTGGAGCTGAGTCACGATCTGGGTCGCGTTCCAGCGGTCGTAGCCGATTTCGATGATCGAATAATCCTGCGCAAAGTCTTGAATAAACTTGCGGATGGCGTCGTAGTCGATCACTTCGCCCGGCGTCGCGAAGAGAAAGCTCTGGCGCTCCCAGACGTCGTAAGGGACGCGATCCTTTTTCGAGCGCTCGCGGATGCTCTCTTCCGGAACCCAATTGAACGACAGCACGCGGGGCTGCGGGTTGCGGATTGATCGCGGGAAAAAGAACGCGGCCGAGGAGAGGTCCAGCGTGCTACTGAAGTCGAGGCCTCCATAGCAGCTGCAGCCGATGAGCTCAGCGCGCCAGCGCGCCAGAATTTCGCTTGCGCTTTCGCCGGCGTTGACGCCTGCAGAGGACAGGCCGGAACATGCCGCCCACTTTTCCGGCGAGATCGGCCGCGTGACTTGGCTGGTCCACACATTCAGGTGGTAACGCAGAAAATCGTTCAGCAGCGAGGGTTGCTGTTTGGCATCGAGAGCCGCGGCGCGGAGCTTTTCGACGTTCACCGAATAGCCGAAATTCGGATTCGCCTTGCGCCATTCGCGCTCGTCTTCCCAGCGGCTTTTCCAGTCGCCCTCTTCGTCCTGGTCGAGGCAGGCGACAAAGGCGAACGTCGAATTGTTTTCGATCACGCCATTCAGGATTTGCACCGCCTGGTCGTGCTGCGAGTAGCAAAACGATTGCCGATCCGTGCCGGCGGTCGTGATTCCAATCATCAGTTGCTGGCGCCTCGCTGCGCCCGATGCGGTGAGCATGTTGAAGAGGTCATGGTTGGGATGGCGGTGGATCTCGTCGCCGATCCCGCAGCTGGGGTTGAGACCATCGTTCGAGTCGGATTCACTCGAGATCGGTTCAAACTTCGAATTCGTGCTGCGCACGTGCAGGTTGTTCCGGAACTTGCCGACCCGCTTCTGCAACGACGGCGACGCTTCCCACATGCGGGTCGCCTCGTCGAAAATAAGCTTTGCCTGGTCTTTTTTGACCGCGAACACGTAGATCTCGGCGCCGGGTTCGTTGTCGCAGACCAGCATGTACAGTCCGATGCCGGCACAGAACGTGCTCTTGCCGTTTTTCTTCGGAACCTCGATGTACGCCAGGCTGAACCGGCGCAGCCCCGTGTCTTTGCGTTTCCATCCGAAGAGGTTGGCAACGATGAACTGCTGCCAGGGACGAAGCATAAATGGCTGTCCGCCCCATTCCCCTTTCGAGTGGCGCAGGAACGCCGCAAAGAACAGCGGCACGCGGCGCGCGGCGCCCCAATCGAAATAGAACTCGAATGCCGTGGTCTCGACGCGTTGAAGATCTCGGAGATAGCGCTGGCACGCCAGGCGCACCAGTTTGTTCGCGGGTTCGCGGTACTCAGTGACGTCGAGTGCATACTGATGGAACTCATCAATTCGGCTTGCGACCGTCGCCGGGACCGGCTGCGTTCGCGGCTTGCGCGTCGGCGAGGAAGCGTTCGAGAGCGTCTTCCTTTTGCGGAGGCGCGTATTTGCCCTTGCCATCATTCACGATCAGCCCGGCGCGGGATTTTGGATCCAGCCCGAACTTCGACAAAAATGTGTTCATCAAGCGCAGCGCGTCGGAACGCATGCGGACGGACGGGTTCGCCTTCAGAAACGACTGGCCGCTTTCTTCGTCGACCGTGGCGTAGACCAGGCCGAACTTCGAGATGTGGCGATCGGCCTGGCGCCACATAGCATAGGTCGAGCAGTAGGCGGCGAGCGCGGTGCCGTCGACTACGGTCAGCACGCCCATCTGCTCGAGCATGGGAAGGATTCGTTTCCATTCGCTGCGCGCCTCGGGAGCGAGCCCGCGAGGCATCTCCGGGCGCCCTGGATCCGGCTGCGGTTCGTTGTCGTTCAGCTTGCGCTTGCCAGGATTTCCTGTGAGCTTTTTGAGCGCGGTCGGTTTTTGACGACGATTGCCGCCGGATCCAGGTCCACCCATGATTTTGTTGGACCGGGCGCCCACCCTGCCAGTCAGAGGCGGCGCCCGGCATTACGCCCCGACTCCAACATGGAATTTAGGTGAGAGCTCCATCGCCTGCGGCAGGATTGCAGTACCAGATGCCCTGCCAGGCGACGAATTCCGCCTTAGCCCCCACGGCCGCCGCAAATGTGAATACGTGCTTGTTGCCGTTGATCTTATTGCTGCCCGTGGTGATGGTGTGCTGCTGCGCGCCATCGATGTTGTAGACGGTCAGCCGAAGGCCATCGTTGCCGCCAGCGGATGGCAGCCCGGCGGCCGGCGTTGCCAGGGTAGCCGCATCGATGCCGCCCGTGGCTCGGTTAATAAATACCTTACCGCAGATCGGTGTCGCCGCACCGAGTTTGCCGGCGCCTCCAGTGAGAGCGTCTGCCGTCCCTGTGCAGTATTGAACTTGATCCGGGATATTTCCGCTCTGCCCGAGAATCGTGTCCGAGTCGGGCGAGGCTGAAGCTATCAGAGGAAAGGCGCTCGTCGCCATCCCGATCAGGCCGCTGGTGGCCAGCAGGGCAAGAACTGTCAGCAGGCCGTGTTGAAGAGTGAACGCTGCGAAAAGTAACGTCATTTGAGTTTTCTCCGATGTTTGAAATTGAAAATTCAGAAAGTTTTTTGATCGCGGGTGCGTGTGCGTTGCTTGGCGCCGGTCGCCGGGCAAATGAATCTTGCAGAAAAGAAGACCCTACCCCCCCTA